CCATGACGAGTCCTGAAGCCAAACGGATGTGGCGTAGAGCCATTAAGGAACACTTCAACTGTCAATGCGTTTATTGTGGAGAACATTATGAATTACATGAACTTACTTTGGATCACGTTGTGCCTCGTTTTGTTGGGGGACAAACGGTTACAAGAAACTTGGTTCCATCCTGCCGGAAATGTAATCAAGAAAAGGGGACAAGCAACTGGTTATCTTGGATGCGAGCTACGTTTGGCTGCAATCCGGGTAGAGAACAACTGATTTTATCACACATTAAATAATGGCTACAACTACTAAATTTAATGTTAGCAGTAAAGCGTTTTCAGCATACACAAAAGCACGTGAAGCTTGGTTAAAGTGGAACGAAAACCTAAAAGGTTTTTATGCTAAACACGGTTACCTTATGGACGAAACAACTGGTGAACAGTTGTTCTGGAAAAACAAAGGTAAAGATCGTGGTTATGAACTGCAACCTAAAAGTGTAAAAGCACAAAGTGCTGCTAAACGCTCAGCTAAAGAAGGTTATAATGCCGTTCGTCAAGAATTAATTGAAGCAGGCATTGATCCTCAAGAGATTGAAGAGTTTATTAAACAAGATCGACCTAAATATCAAGCAATTCAAGACGAAATCAAACGTGCTAACGCTATTTCTGCTGACGAAATTCAAAAAGGACACGTTAAATCTTTAGAACTAGGTGGTCCTGACGTATCTGCTAACATTCGTCCCGAAACACGTGCATATAATGCAAGTACTAAAGGGATGTCGCCTATTGATGAGGCATTAGTAGCACAAGGCCGCCCAAGAAACGCTGTAGATGCTTTTTTACAGTGGAAACACCCTGAGGGTACACCTAAAGTCGCTGATTTTACTTACGAACAGCGTGGCAGACTTGAAGCCGCTAAAACCAGTAAAGAAGTTGATGACTTGCTTAATGAGTTTGGTGTACAAAACAAAAAACCACCTAGAGCTATTGATCAACTTAATCTTAGCAGGCAAGAACAAGACATTCTTAGTAAGCTAGATGTTGAGAAAAAAGCAGATTTGCTTAGCCAGATTAAACAGGCTAGAGCTAAAAACATTCCACTTAAAACGCAGCTTGCTGCAGCCGGTTTAGCCGGTTTTTCGTGGTTGGGTACTGCTGCGTCGGCTGCTGAAACCGGTATTCGCGGTAAAGAGGCATATGATGCGTTTAAAGAAGGTAACATTATGAAAGGATTAGCAGATGCTGGACAAACTTTCTTGTCTGGTGTTTCTACTGCCGCTGATCTTGTTCCTGTAGCAGGTGAACTTGTTTCAACACCTGCTGATGCTTTAAATATTGCGTTTGACAAAGCACGCAACGATCCATCCCCTGAAGGATATATTCCAGATTTACCTAATCTTAAATGAGCAACGTATTAGCCGCCCTACAGGGCGATTTTAAAGTATTTTTACAAGCACTGTGGGCGCAGCTAGACCTGCCTGAACCTACCAGAGCACAATACGCCATTGCCGATTACCTACAACACGGACCTAAGCGACTACAGATCCAAGCGTTTCGTGGTGTAGGTAAATCTTGGATTACTGGTGCTTTTGTGCTCTGGACTTTATTCAATAACCCAGAAAAGAAGATCATGATTATTTCCGCTTCTAAGGAGCGGGCAGATAACATGTCTATCTTCCTACAAAAACTTATTATTGAGACACCTTGGCTCAAGCATCTACAGCCTAAGTCGGATGACGCCCGTTGGAGCCGGATTAGCTTCGATGTTAACTGTGCTCCATCTCAGGCTCCGTCGGTTAAGTCTGTCGGTATTACCGGTCAGCTGACTGGTAGCCGTGCCGACCTGATGATTCTTGATGACGTGGAGGTGCCAGGCAACTCAATGACTGAAATGATGCGTGAAAAGTTGCTTCAACTCTGTACGGAGGCTGAATCAATTCTTACACCTAAGGAAGACTCAAGGATTATGTACTTGGGTACTCCACAAACCACCTTTACTATCTATCGTAAACTTGCGGAACGTAACTACCGACCATTTGTTTGGCCAGCTCGTGTTCCTCGTAAGTTTGCTAATTATGAGGGGCTGATTGCTCCACAGCTCCAGGAAGACGTAGATATGGGTGCAGACCCTTGGAGCGTAACTGACCCTGACCGATTTAGCCATGAAGATCTCCTTGAACGTGAAGCAGCAATGGGACGCAGCAACTTCATGCTGCAGTTCATGCTGGACACAAGCCTCAGCGATGCTGAAAAGTTCCCACTCAAGATGGCTGATCTTGTCGTCACCAGTGTTAATCCTAAGTCCGCTCCTGACGACATTATCTGGTGCTCAGATCCTCGCAACGTCATCAAAGAACTTCCGACTGTTGGGTTACCTGGAGACTATTTCTACTCTCCAATGCAGCTCCAAGGAGAATGGGGTCCTTACCAAGAAACAATCTGCTCAGTTGACCCGTCGGGTCGTGGTACAGATGAAACGGCAGCAGCTTATATCTCGCAACGCAACGGTTATTTGTACCTGCATGAGGTGCGAGCTTATCGAGACGGATACTCAGACAATACGCTTCTGGACATTCTAAAAGGGTGTAAAAAGTTCGGGGTAACCAAGCTTGTTGTTGAGACTAACTTCGGTGACGGTCTTGTTGCTGAACTATTTAAAAAACACCTACAACAAACACAACAAGGAATTGATGTAGAGGAGGTACGAGCTAATGTCCGAAAAGAGGAACGTATTATTGATGCCCTTGAGCCTGTCCTTAATCAACACCGCCTTGTTGTTGATCGTAATGTCATCGACTGGGACTACAACTCAAATAAAGACGACGCTCCAGAAAAACGCCTTCTCTATATGCTCTTTTATCAAATGAGTAGAATGTGCCGAGAAAAAGGTGCGGTTAGACATGATGACCGCCTGGATGCGTTGGCACAAGGCGTTAAATACTTTACAGACGCTATGTCTATTTCAGCACAAGAAGTAATAAAACAGCGTAAACGTGACGACTGGAACGACCTACTGGAAGCCTTTATAGACGACCCACAACAGGCGACAAACCACCTAGCTTTGGGGTTTACATTAGACCAAAGAAGGCAAGCAAGAGGTAATACAAAAAACCAGTCACCGACTTGGATTTAAGAGGTCCCTGACTTATACAGGAAGAAGGGTGGACTTCCTGTGTTGGGGGAGACAACAAATCTCCCCCTTCTTTTCTTTACTGACAGTAAACCGAACAAGGTTTATTTTTCCACCATTCTCCCCACCACTAAATACGGCTTGTTTCCGTTTTACTACTGTATGTCTACCGACCACCACACCGTACAGCTAATCCATCACACTAACAAAGGTGATGAATTAGTAGCTTATATGGCAAGGGTATCTAACCCCAGTAATCAGAACAACACTAAGACTAGTGCTAAGCTAATTAGCTATCTGATTAAACATAAACACTGGTCACCCTTTGAAATGGTGAACATGTGTGTAGAAATTGAAACTACTAGGTCAGTAGCAGCACAAATACTACGACACAGATCTTTCTCCTTTCAAGAGTTCTCTCAACGCTATGCTGATGCTAGCTTGCTTGGTACCGGCGTTGTACCGGAACTACGCCTGCAAGACCCGGTTAACCGCCAGAACAGCATAGAAGTAGAAGAGGAAGACCTATTCCTTAAGCAAGAAATTAAACAGCTTTATAAGCATTCAGAACTTGTTTACCGTAAACTGTTAGAAGCAGGAGTAGCAAAGGAGTGTGCACGTGATGTCCTACCCCTCAGTACGCCTACTCGGATGTACATGAACGGTACTCTACGTAGCTGGATACACTACTGTGACCTAAGATGCGCCAATGGAACGCAGAAGGAGCATAAACTTATTGCAGACCAGTGTAAACAGCTTATAGCAATGTGTTTTCCGGCTTGTTATGCAGCGGTCTGGGCGTCATGAAACTGTTTTTGCTGATATTAGCAGTGTTCGTCGGTATTGAACTGGTTCATACTGGCTATCACTGGGATAACTGTCCTAAACCTAGAATTTTTAACAGAAATTTCTGAAGCCTATTATAGCGTTGGGCCAATGACGTTTCCCCCATAGGGGGGGTGCCAGCGTAGCGCCTGTGACGCACCTGCACGCGCCGGTGCCAGCCAGTGCTCGCCCGTTGTAACCGGCGTGCAGCCGCGCATAACCGGCGCTCAGCCGCGTCCAACCGGCTCAATACCGGCTCAACACCGACCCAAACCGCCTACCCCGTCTCGATTTGTCGCGATCTGTCGGCGATCCATTAGAACATTTTATGAGATAGATAAGCAACGGTTATAAGCCAGTCACCGCAACGGTTTCCGCCCAGCAAACCACGGTGATAAGCAGACCTTATGGCGATTGCTGCCCCAAACCGGCTCGTGACGGTCTATCATGACTGAGATGACTGATTGAAGGTCTTGATCTCGACTCTCCCTGTTAAGGGGGAGGAGAGTCTCGATCTTCAACCATCAGTCACTCCCCCTCTGAACCTCGACAACTTCATAAGCACACCGCTTCCAGAGCAACTGGTAGACAGCGACGACCGGCATGGGTTCTTGACCGGGAGGTGTGGTAGACACGCTAAGCCGCCGAGCCACAGGCGGCATACAAGTATGTTCATGGCACCGGCCAGTATGCACCGGCGTACAGTGGGGTTCGAGTCCCTGCCTGGTCATTGCTGCTCCATCAAGGACGCAGCTCATTTCACATTGCTACTGTTTCACATGTTCTTCAACATCACTCCTCGTACCTCTGACGCTGTTGCATTCATGCAAGTCTCGCCTATCCTTGGCGTTGTGCTTGTTGAGTTTGCATCTGGTCATGCTTACGAGTACACCAACGTTAGCCGTCGTGCTATCGCTAACCTGCTGCTCAACCCTAACATGAGCCTGGGTTTCTGGGTTAACCAGAACTGCATTCGTCCTGAGCGTACTCAACGCCTTGACCTGAACTTCTACACCACCGACGGTGAGAACCGTGGTGCTGCTGGCTTCATCGCTGGCTGATGTAGGTTACACTGAGGGGTACGCCCCTCTCTGTAGCTGACATGCTACATGTCCATTCGCTTTACATACAACATGACCATGCATGATGCACTCACTGCTCGCTTCACCGATGCAGATGAGATCAAGGACGTAGCCAACTATGGCTGCGCCGGAGGTGTCTCCGGATTCATCTACTATTACGAGACTGAGAAGTTCTTCGATGAGTATGAAGATGAGATCTACGATTACCTCAACGATGCTGGTTATTCTATGAAGAACTTCGTAGATACTGGCTCCACCATTGCTACTCTCAAGAACGAGATGGTGTGGTGTGTTGTTGAGTTGTGGTGTCAAGTACAGCACAACGTCAACGAGATGGTGCGTGAGGCTGCACTCGCTGCCTGATGATTACACTCAGGGGATACGTCCCCTGTCTGTAGCCTTCAGTGCTACATGTTCACTTACATGGAGTTACTTATGTCCGACATTGATTACCTTCGTCAACAACTTGAGTATGCTGAGGAGCAACTCATGATTGCTGATGACATGACAAGCAAGCTCACCTGGGGTAACAGGTGTGACGCCCTTGAGGCAGCACTCGCTGACCTGGAGGTTGCTTGATATGGAATATCAAATCAACTACACCAATGGGCGTGACATCTGCGCCACTGAGTACATCACTGCCCGCTCACACATGGAGGCATGGTCGAAGGGATCTGCCCGTGCTCAAGGACGTGAGCGAGTACATAGTGTGTACCCAATGAACATGCAAACCTACAAGGAATTCTGATGATTTACTACATTAACCGTCAAGAGGGTCGCTATGATGAGACCTGTGATGAGTACACTACACGCACTGAAGCATACGCTATGATGCGTGAGTATCAAGTAGCCGACCACGGTCGTGCCTACTACTACCTGTCCACTACACCTAAGGATAATTGGAATGACTGAAACTAACATCATCCTCGCTGTCATTGGCTGCGTTGGATTACTCTCTACCCTTGCTGTTTACTCCCGTGCAAACTATGCTAACACCCGCTTTGAACGCAGACTCCTACGACAGCGCCACGTTGTCGATGTTGCACATGGCGATGAGTGATAGTATGCGTTGCCTTGATTTACCTTGGCAATCTACTATCAACAAGACCGACCAAGGGTATGACCGTTGGCTGGCAATGTTTCTATCCTACGTTGACATTTTAAATGACTAGATCTCGTGAGTGGCTGCTACTTAACGCAGTTGAAGCTTGGCTTGTAAACTATGCAAACACAGGCACACCTACGGTTGAGCAGTATAAACAACTGCGTGATGAGTTCCATGATGCATACATGGCTACTCTTAACAAGGACGCAGTTGAACGCAGTGAAACACCAGAGGACAAACCTGCACCTAAATCCCCTCGCAAACGTACAACAAATGCTTCACAATCATCCGCCAAAACTGTATGAA